CATGTTCGTGTTCAAGTTGATCTTGGCGGACACCAACTGCACCGGCGTCATCAACGCGCCTATTGCTGACAAGTTCGCCTTGATGCGGCGGATTGACTTGGATATCGAAGTCAAGGCGAACTACAACGTGTCCCGCAGCGACAAGTACGACCCGTCCGCATCACGTTTCCTTGTCAGCCATTGGAAGCAGCCCCCCCAGCGTGCTACAGACATAGACACGCCAGACATGCAGAGGACTGACGAGGAAGAGTTGAGCCTAGAAGAAGTGGCTCTCCGCATCGTCCGGCTTATGGGGGGGAAGGCCGCCACCAGCAGGACCTTTTTCTCTGAACTGGACATAGCCGACAGCCTCATCGCCAACACTGAGCTCATTAACGGCCTTCGTGACGCTTACGGCATTGGCCCCCTGTCTGGACCGCAGCCACACGGCGATGGCAAGGCCGTGGCCCAGATGTTCGAAGGGCAGAGCCAGTTCGCCAACTCCACCATAAGGGTGGCGGTGCCGGCGGCCGTCAACGTGGCGTGCACCTACATGGGCTGTAGTCCGACTACCACGGCCACTGTGACCGCCGTGGTGGGTGCCGCTTCCCTGTTCGTCACCATGTCCCTCGTGTACTCATTGCTCAAGGGTGTGCTCAGAGCTTATGCCCAAAGTGATGCGCCGGGTAAAAATAAGGCGCAGAGCATGTTGTGGGCAGTGCAGTTGAGGGAGATATTCTCACGTCCCCACATCATGGCTATGGCCGCCATTGGTATGACTGTGGCGGTGTGGGCCATGGCCAACTGTTGGGGCGACAGGAAAGATGATGCGGTCGCGGAGAGTTCGGTAACCACTGACCAAACCCAGCCGTCTTGGTGGACTAGATACTCCAGGGGTGGGGGGGGTCGTGATGACTGGCGCTCTGAAAGTTCCGGGGGCTCTGGCCGCCAATCTGGCGGGCGTGTGATGTCCATCAGCGAGTACAGGCACCGGCGTGCCCATGGTCCGGAGTCAGTTGGGTCCGTCGTTAGCGATATACGCGCTGGACACTGGGGTGACCTGATGTACGACCGTGATTACGCCCGCAGTCAGGGTCCTGATGCGTCAACCCACACGCGCACCAAGGGTGATCAAGTCATCGAGGCGTTGACCCATTCAATTGTGTCTGTGGGCGTACGTCTTAGGACCAAACACGGGGTCGTCACCAGAACCTTGACGGGTTTTGCAATAGCGGCCGATCTTGTCATGTTTCCGCTGCACTTGTTGGGTGACCTGCTTGACACCAACGCCACCACTGTCCCCGCAGAAGGGAAGTGGTTTTGTGTGGCTGGCCCGGTTAAGAAAGAATACGCCGCGCCTCTCAACTCCTTTTACCCTGTTGGCGCCCGCGACGGCCAAGACATCGTGGTGGTCAGGCTCACCAAGTACCCTCCCCTCAAGTCCATTTTCAAGCACACCATCACTGAAGGATTACACAGCTCCAGAAAGTATGCTACGAAGGGAGTGCTACTGCGTTCCAGCGCCCTCACTATTGAGGATGGGAGTCTGATGTACCACCCTGGTGTCCTCCCGGCCGTGATACCCGTGGATGGCATCACCACCATGTCCAACCAGACTTATTCCAGCCGGGAGGGCCAGTTTCGTGAGCCGTATGTGCATCGTTATGCCGCCAACACGGCGGCCGGCGATTGCGGCTCACTGCTCGTCAGTGAGGATGGCTGGGTGCTTGGGTTCCATCAGTTCGGCAATGCGGGTGGGCCCCATCCCTCGGGCGGAACGGTTATGGTCCAGGAGGATTTGGCCCGCTTAATCCGCCAGCTCGGCGGGGCGCAGCGGAGGGCCCCGCTGTGGACGCCTTGGAAACGGGGACTTTGCTCAGGGAACCTCTAATACAGGGCGCCACCAACGTAGACATGCACGTGCCAATGAGTGGTATATTCTCCGCCACGACCCACATCAAGGAGTCTCCACTCTACAGCCACATAGTCGTTACCAAGAATAAACCTGCGCTGGTGGGTGATGTGAGGGCTAAGATCCTCAACGCCCAGTCCAAGCAGGCCGGCGCTCCCAAGGTGCTGCCTGATGACGACTTGGTGAAGATGGGGCTGGAGTGCCTGGACGAGCTGTATCCGCGCACTTTGTTTAACAGCTGTAAGGCCATGGACCCAGTCGACGCCGCGAATTCGTCTTTTGGCGTCCACTCCATCAACAGGGCCACTGGCGCCGGTTATCCGCTCAACCGTATGGCCGGTGGGCCGGGTAAGTCTGGGTGCCTAGTTGTGGACGAGGGCACGAAGATGATCACGGACTTTACCCCCGCCTTTTGGGATGACTTTGGCCGGGTGACGGACTTGCTCGGACGGGGCAACATACCCGCCGAACTCAGCCTGGCCAACGCCAAAGATGAGACTCTCCCATTGGACAAGGCCGAGATCAAGGCCCGCACAGTACTGAACTGCAGCTTCACCCTAGTGATACTGTTCGGCATGCTGTTCGGCAGCGCGATGGGAATTATCACGT